TGGGGTGTGAATGGTAAGTTTCGCGTTATCAATTCGGGAGAAGTTCAGCGAGCCACTTGGTTGAGAACGGTTCATGGTCAGACAGAATGGCCATGTAAACAATGGAATCGCATCGAGCGATGATGGCGCGAGTGCCGTGGTGTGCATTTCATGAACAACGTTGTGGTGGAACGTGTTCGAACCATTTTCGAATAGGGCGAGACCGTTAATGTAGAGGGACGCGGTATCGAAACTATAATCACTCGCCCATCCAGTGCCAGACACATTTGAGGTCGTCAAGTGAAGCGCCTTGACTGGATGGTTGAAATAGGTCAAATCAATCGACGTGTCGGTCTTCGTCATTGGTTGATATTGGACTTGGGTCATAAGGATTTCATGTTCTTGGGACGTGAAATGTTCTCGTTCGGCGGTGTCCAAGTACGCGTACATGCCATATATCTTTGGGCTCGCACCCAAGTTACCGAGACCAGAACGGCACTTGATTCTCAATTCAACTTCGTGGTATTGCAATGCCACTAATGGAAGAGACTTGGTCCAATCTTCACTGAAAAAGAATGGAACCATGTAATAATCGGACGCGGTACCGGCGACACCCTTCGCATTGTCGGCGACAGTCTCGGAAGTCACCGAGCAGGTCGCTTTAGCTTGTGTATCACGGTACACAACATTGTGAACACCTTGCACGTACAATGAATCGAATTTGCAAACTTCTTGTCCACCGATGTGAAGACTGAATTCGGTGACACCAGTATCACCCGCAGAAAAGAGACCATCTGTGTTCACGCCAACATTGGAAATGTTTGGGTGTTCTACCCATATATAGCTCAAAAGGTCACCCTTGGAGCGAATTGGTACGACGACTTCCGAGCCGCCCGTGAAAGTACCGATGTAATCCATGCGCTCTGGCTTGAGAGCAAAGTTTGTGTAGCGCTTGTAGTTTTGGCGCCAGAAACTGACTTGGGGTTCGCCAGTGATGTAGGCATCCTGAGCTCCGACTGATACAAGATCGACAAGTGCAGCTGACATAATTATTATTAAATGATATTAAAATTTTAGGTGCATAACGAAGTATGGTTGTCTTTCAAGCGCTCACCTGGGAGACCAAAGATACTGATGATGAGTACTTGGTGAGTATCTTCGGTAAAACGAGCGAGGGTAAGTCTGTCTGTGTAACGACGGCATTTACGCCTTACTTTTTTATAAAGTTACCACGTAACATAACACAACAGAAGGTGCAAATCATATACAATAAAATTGAAAGGGCGTGTCCTGGTTGTCTCGTGAGTTACAATACAATTCACCGTAAAGACGTTTGGGGTTTTCAAAATAACGAGCAATTTCCGTACCTTCAGTTATTTTTCAGAAACCTTGCTTCGCGGCGTATGGTTGCCGGGCGTCTTCGACGACCACTCCCAGATGAAAGTATTCGCATGAAAATGTACGAATCTAATCTGGATCCGGTACTTCGTCTTATGCATCGAACTGGTATTCAGTCAACTGGGTGGCTTGATACAGGTGACACGTGTACGACTGCATATAACGCACACGTTGACATCGACATCGAATGTAAGAATTGGCGGGATTTAAAACCCGTGGAAAATCCAGAGACGGCACCTTTTGTGGTTGCGTCTGTGGATATTGAATGTAATAGTTCTACTGGTAAATTTCCGGATGCGGATATTGACGGTGATGCGTGTTTTCAAATTGCAATTTCACTTTGTAAATTTGGTAGTGACGAACCTTACGATAAGACATGTTTATGTTACAAAAAGACGGATCCCGATTTAGAAGGTTCTACTATTCTATCATATGATACCGAGCGTGAAATGTTAATGGCGTTCCGTGAATATTTACATGCTAATGATGTCGACATTATCACCGGCTGGAACATATTTGGGTTTGATTTGGAGTATTTGATGAAACGCGCCATCATCACTCGGTGCGACCTTAAATTTTTCCAATTGAGTAAACTCCGTGGACATAATTGTGAACTTACCCTGAAGAAACTCTCTTCGAGTGCATTGGGTGATAATGACCTGAAACTCGTGAGTATGCCCGGTCGATTTATATTTGATTTGTTTCACGAAGTGAAGAAAGGCTACAAACTCGATTCATATAAACTCGACAATGTATCTAAATTGTACCTTGGTGACAATAAGATTGATATGCCAGCGAAAGAGATGTTTGCTCGCTACAAAGAAGGCGATCCGGTGAAACTACGGGAAGTTGCGGAGTATTGTATTAAGGATACGTTACTTCCTCATAGACTCTTGTCTAAATTGTGTATTCTTGTAAATCTATTGGAAATGGCGAAAGCAACTTGGACTCCGTTGTGTTATCTCGTTGAGCGAGGACAGCAAATCAAGGTGTTTAGTCAACTCACAAAGAAGGCGCGAGAGATGGGATTTATGGTACCCACGATTCAATATGGTCAGATGGGTGACCAAGGATATGAAGGTGCGACTGTGCTTGATGCACAAAAAGGTGCATATTATACTCCAATCACAGCCCTTGATTTCGAAGGTCTGTACCCTTCTATCATGATGGCGCATAACTTGTGTTATTCGAGTCTTGTTATGGATCCCAAATATGAAAATGTACCGGGTGTGGAGTATGAGACATTTGAGATTCCTGTACCGAGTAAAGTTGAGGGGCAACCACCGACAAAGCGTTTATGCAAATTTGCACAAGGTGTTCCTACGTTGTTACCGAGCATTCTGCTTGAATTGAAACAATTCAGAAAGCAAGCGAAGAAAGACATGGCGCTATCTACGGGTGCACTCAAAGCGATGTATAATGGTAAGCAATTAGCTTACAAAATCAGTATGAACTCCGTGTATGGATTCACTGGTGCATCGAAGGGAATGCTCCCATGTGTAAACATCGCGTCTACGGTAACAACAAAAGGTCGGAGTATGATTGATGAAACAAAGGAGTACGTGGAAAAGAACTTTCCGGGTGCGAAAGTGAGATACGGTGATACTGACTCAGTAATGGTTGAATTTGATGTAGGTGACCGTAAAGGCATCGAAGCCGTCGAATATAGTTGGGAAATTGGTGAACGCGCCGCTGAAGAGTGTAGCGCACTTTTCAAGAAACCTAACAATCTCGAATTGGAAAAAGTGTATTGGCCATATTTCCTCTATTCTAAAAAACGATACGCCGCAAAGTTATGGACGCAGGGTAAGGATGGAAAGATGAACATGGATTATATTGATGTGAAGGGTCTTCAGCTCGTGAGACGTGATAACACGGCGCATGTACGGGAAGTTTGTAAAGAACTTCTTGATGTCGTACTCGAGAGTAATGACACGGAAGCTCCAAGAGCTCTGGCTTTGCAACGTGCGATTGAACTGATTGAGGGAGACGTACCCATTGAAAAGCTCACACTTTCACAGGGTCTTTCTGATTCATACAAAGTAAAGGGTCAGAATGTATCTATAAATAGCCCAGACATCAGGGATATCAACCAGGCACACGTACAAGTTGTGAGAAAAATGAGAGAACGCCAACCTGGGTCGGAGCCTCAATCTGGTGACCGAGTTCCGTACGTTCTCGTGAAGACTGATGACCCGAAAGCAAAAGCTTTTGAAAAATCTGAAGATCCTAAATATGCGAAAGAGCATGATATCCCTATTGACTACGAATACTACTTCATGAATAAGTTTATAAACCCCGTATGTGACCTCATCGAGCCGTTGTTTGAAGATCCAAAAGAAGAGATATTTGGTGAACTCCTCACTAAAATCAAACCAAAAAGAAGACCAAGAAAGGCGAAAGAGACTCCTGTCGAAGAATTACCATTTAAAAACTAGATGCGTTATTATACTAAGGATGAAGATATCTGAGAATCTAGCCAGGGTATTTGAAGATGAGGTGGAACGGGTATGTCATGAAAGAATGCTTTTATACGCGAGGTCGGTGTCAAACATTCATAACATACCACTGAAACTTCTATTGAGAGATTTACCTAATCCCGGTGGTTATTGTATGGGTATTAAGAAGGGTGGTGAGCCGTGTACTAGAAAAGCGAGTCATGATGGTTATTGTGCAACGCATGCTACCACACCCAAACTTCATGACCCTGTGACCATGAGTGCAATTATCAGACATAATCACGCATTTCCTCCCATGTATAAAGCTGGATGCCCCGCGTGTGAATCATCAAATAGTAACCAGTTTAGAGATTTGAAGCTTATGATGTAATATGAGGAAATCAGATATCCTATTAAATTCAATTGATTCATTTTATGGTACACCCGAAAATGGACAAACGCTCATGCAAATTTTGTCTAAAACGGGTGGTATCTCACTTCGAAACTTGGAGTGGTTTATCACGAACTATTCTAAGAAAACTAATTTGATGTATAAAACAAATGACGGTAAGATTTTCAGTGTGCACTGCGCATATAAATCTACCCTTGATGGATATAGCAAGAAACTATTTGATCCATTTTGTCGATCAGACAAAATATCATATAGTGTCCCAGGTACAACTGATGAAATCAATACGACGCTCGCGCAACTCAATTTCATCAAATGGTGTATTAAAAATGGGATAATTAATTACATAAAAGAAAACAAAGATAAATTATTCGGTAAGTGATTCTTCGTATATAATACGATCAATTTCACTCATACCCTGTTCTCCTAAACTTGGAGAATACGATATGGGTTCGGTTCTATGTTCGAGGTAGCCATTTTCAAATGTGAGCGTCTTATACGCCGTGTAATATATATGACATGTGTATGATTCATCCGTTCCAAAATAAGGATTCATTTGAAAGTCAATTGTAGTTCGATTATTTTTTATATTTGTGAAGTCTAAACTCCCGGATGGGTCGACATTTCTTGGATTCATAGAAAACGTATAAGTGTATATGTTTCTGGGTGTTGAATGAAATTTATGATTCAAAACAGTGAGATACCTGTAATAGTGTGAATCTACATAATTTATGAATGGAAGTTCTTGACCATCTATGAATAGTTTCGCTGCGATTGCGACGTCATCGGACAATGAATCAATTGCACGTCTGTATGATGGTTTTGGTCCAAGATTGAATCTATTGTGGTAATAATCGTATATTTCATTTGTGGCAGTTGCGTTACTCGCGACATTCTCATTCTCAAACAATTTATTTCTGAAGAAGAAGTGGAGTGTTTTTACGCGATTTTCTGGTGTGAGTTCAAATTTGACTCTATTCTCACCGGGTTCTATGTCAAATTTAGGGTGAGTTTTAAAAACATCGGTTATCATTTCGTATTTTTTAGACGTGTAAAAGAGACGTTCTTCGGGTGTGAGTGTAATTTCTTCGGTAATGATATCAAAATCCTGTACTGACAAGGTAACTGGATCATCTGTGAAGAACGCCTGTGGTCTGAATTCAATTTCAAATTCGAGTTTTTGTTTATTAATGGCACATAATGGAAAATACGGTCTATTGTGTATGTTTGTTTCATAATCGGACGATTCATAAGCTCTCGAAAAGAAAAATGGGATAGGTACATACACGGATGTATCGAGACCTCTAAAAAAATTAAGATTTTGGTTGAGCACAGATTCTCTATACAAAAAACGTCCATCTGTGTATATTCTGCTCACGCTTTCGGATTGATCTAAATACATTTCATCGTATATGAATCCTATATCATCCTTGTATATTTCAATTATATTCTCGTCTACGCGCATGGTGATAGATTTGAATAAATGTCTCCCCACACGATCCGCGTAATTATATTGTGTATTTGAAAGTCCGGGTAAATTTAATTTAATGTACATATTCGAAAGAAGATCTCCCATATCTTGTGGTCTAAATGTAACTTTTATACTTTGACCGAAAGGCCATCCATCTGAGGCACTTGAAGGTTTATTCACATTAAAACTTCTATGAAATTTTCTAAAATTAGAGTGTCGTTTTGGTTCGTAGTTAAAGAGTGAATCTCCACCCAAAAGATACGTGTCCTGACCACCTATGGCTGCCAGACAAAGTGCGGCACCGGTATCTGGACCAGATCTATCGCACATACTACTTATTGCTTATATATTTTTAAATCCATTTTCCACATGGATATGTGACTCGTGGCAGCCAATTTTTCAAGTTCACGTTCAATGGCTTCAGTCTCTTCATTGAGTGTTTGTACAGCTTCTTTCGTGTACTGGTACGTCTTAATGTTGAGTAAATAATCATATGAACCATCAACTGTATCATACGACTTTGAAATCTCATTCTCGAGTTCACTCTTTTTTCTTTTGAATACGATAATGCGCTCGTTAATGACTGCGTCTACAAATCGAGACATGTTTTTTAGTTTAGTTGATTTTTCTGTGAGAACTTGGAGAAGGTGTGCTTTTCTTTTCTTGTACGCATCGATTCTGATTTCTACAAAATCTTCCAAAATTTCTTCGGGACTCGCATACTTTTTGATACCCTTTGTTGGGTGGAACAAATGCATGTTACTCACGTGAAACGATTTTTGAAGCTTGAAATCCTTGACAAGATTCTTGCCATTGTATCCAGTGATAGTGAAATCCACGTCTTCTGTCGTACTGTTGTTTACAAAACCTGAGATGACTTTCTTTTCTGTGAGACCATCGAGGTATTCCTTATAGTCTTGTGTCCATCGCCCTGGTGGAAGTTCTGTAATTTTAATGTTTGTTCCAGAACTGTTGCTCGTCCATACACCCTCTGTAATCCAGAGACCTTCCTCATTTTTGAATACACGACCCTTGAACTTGTCAAACCACGGTTTCATTTCTTTGAGTGTTTCGCCGTAAATAGCTCGTTCTATGTTTTCACATATATCCTTTGGGTTGAATGGTGGTACATAACAACTAAACCCCGTTCCGATGCCTTCGGTACCATTGATGAGTACTGTCGGTAACACTGGTACGTAATATTCTGGTTCAATGAGTCTACCATCATCATCGAGATACTTGAGTACCGCGTCATCTCTGGCATCAAAAAGTTTCCTCGCGTCCTTTGTGAGTTTTGTGAAAATGTACCTCGTTTGGCTTGCATCCTTACCACCCATGAGTCTCGTACCGAACTGACCACATGGCTCAAGAAGGTTGATGTTGTTCGAACCCGTAAAATTGTGTGCTAATTTTACGATTGTATCCGCGAGAGACACTTCTCCGTGATGGTACGCCGATGTTTCTGCAACGTATGCAGCTAACTGTGCCACTTTCATTTCATTCGTCAGATTCTTCTTGAAACATGAATACATCACTTTTCTTTGTGAAGGCTTGAGACCATCACACATGTGTGCAATGGAACGTTTCAAATCTGCGAGACTGAAATTTACCAGATCTTTGTGAATGAATTCTGTGATGTTGATTCGTTCGACATTTCCATATGGAATTTCGAGTTCGGAACTTTCCTTTTCTGTGCTCTCCAAAAGCCATGTTTTACGAGAATCAGCCTTAGTTTTATCGAATGCGAGAACGACAGATTCGTCTGTCTTCTCGTCTGTGTCAAATTTGACCGTGAGCTTTTCGATATTCTTGAAATATTCCCTCGCTTCCGCTGACGTAGACGTACCGAGACCCTTGTAGTATTTGATCTTCCATCCCGGTTTTCCATTTCCGTACCACATTCTAAACATAGAATCGGTGTAGAATGACATAGTCTGCGAACCTTTGGTCGCCTTAATAATAGGTGTGACCATGCTCACTACAAAATTTAGGTCGAGTAAACTCGGCCAAAAGTAATGAATCATATTGAGTACTAGACCTTTGATATGACTCCCATCCGTATCGGCATCCGTCATGATCATGAGACGACCGTACCGGAGTTCACTGAGGGTGGTATACACTTTACCTTGTTGCAAACCTAGAATCTTCTTGAGGTCACTAAACTCTTTATTCTCTGTGAGTTGTTTGACAGATGCATCTCTCACATTTTTGCACTTCCCGCGAAGTGGAAATACCCCATAATAATCGCGTCCAACGACCGAGAGTCCAGCGACTGCGAGTGATTTCGCTGAATCACCTTCTGTGACGATGAGTGTGCACTTCTCAGATTGCACAGTACCCGCCTTGTTTGCATCATCTAACTTTGGAATGCCAGTGATTTTAGACTTCCTCGCGCCATCAGACTTTTGAAGCTCTTTCATCTCTTTGAATTTAGAGAGTGCCATGAGTTCTGATTGCACATTCGTCTTGAGAATGTCCTTGATGAGTTTCTTTGTTGGTTCGAATTTGCTCCCAAATTCTTGTGGTTTAAGTGTGCACTCGGACTTAACCTGACTACTGAATGTTGGGTTCACAAGTGTTGATTTCACAAACACCATAAACGCATTCTTGACTTGTTGTGGTTTGAGTTTGATTTTCTTTGCCATTTCATCGATGATATTCGACGCGAGAATTCCAGCCACGTGGTCTACATGACTTCCACCTTTGGTCGTACAAATACCATTAACGAAAGAGACTTGTTCGAATCCATCTTCCGAAGGTGCAACACATACCGACCATCTATCCGATGTAAACATACAAACTTCGTCGGATTTTGTGTGCATTTTTGCATACTCATTAAATGCAGTCTTTTGGAGCGCTTCTCCTTGAAACTTGACTTTGCAATTCGGTGTGGTACAGATGCTTGCGTCATAGACACGCTTCTCGAAAATCTTGAATATGTAATCATCCATGGCTTTCATACCAAACCTAGACCAATCGGGTGTAAACGTCACACATACACTCGAGGTCGCTCCCG